ATATAACCATTCGTCGATGGTTGCAGCTTCCCAGATTGGGTAGAAGTGAAGACCGATTGCGTTAGATGACGGGACGATTGCCCCTGAGATGATGTTGTTTCCATAGAGTAAAGCTCCTGATACAGGTTCACGGATACCGTCAATGTCAACTGGAGGAGCAGCTATGAAAGCTATTATAAATGCAGTAGTTGCTGTTAATAGTGCAGGGATCATAAGCACTCCAAACCACCCCACGTAGAGGCGGTTGTCTGTGCTCGTAACCCAGTCACATAAACTCTCCCAGTTACTGTTGGGTTTTGTTAGTGTGGCTGTAGTCATTTAATTAAAAAGAAAATTTAGCACCTAGTTTTGTGCCATAAGTATTGTCTATATCTTCATCAGCAATGTTTGCAAATGAAAACTCACCGTAGACTCCTAGTCTTTCGGTAGCGGAGACAGACCCTCCGACTTTACCTGACCATGCAGAATCAGAATCAGCACCATCAATAGCATTGATAGTCTTTCCTCCTTGTGCATACCAGTCGAGAACACCTACTGTATTCTCATATCCTACGTGCAGATCAGTCGCTCTAGACTCGTAATCTGCTCCTGTGTAGGAAGCGTTTGTTTCTACGTTAGCGTAGACTCCAGCCATTGCGGGGGCTGAAAATAAAGAAGCTGCTAAAGCTAGTGTAATTTTTTTCATTAAAATATTCCAGGAATAATTTGTCCTGTTGTTGCATAAGCACCGAGAGCTGCGATAACACCTAGCATTGCTGCGATGCCATTAAGTCTTTCGGCTTTTTGAAATTGGTTGTCGTTGTTCATAACTTCGATAGGTGGTTCTGTAGCAAACATATTCTGCTTGCCATATTCAGTAGTGATCATTAGTGCGATAAAGTAAATTAAGTATGGCGGTGACGATAAGCTTCGGGCCGCCTTGTTTGATTAAGCGTTTACACTATTAGTTTTTTTAGAAGCTTTTATTTTTGGATGTAGTTTAACCGCATCCTTTAGTTTTTGTACGTCACCTTTAGCGTCTTTAACAGCTTTGTCAAAAGCTCCATGACTTTTTCTAAGTGGGTCATAAACCAATTTTCTTTCCTCCTTTAATAACTTTCTTTTTCTTAGTACCCTTTACAGGTGGCCTTCCTTTTTTTGTACCGTAAGTACCTTTTCCGTATGGCATGGTTATACTTTTAAATTAGATCGTTTTAATTTTTCTTGCACATCATCACGGTATGCTTCATCTTTATCATAACGTGGGTCGTTCATATCTGAAACAACTTGTGCCATGTTTCTATAGACATCAGCTGGTGCAGCTTTACCTGTTACCAAGTTAGAATCACGTCCAACTGCATCTTCATATTGTCCAAACAATGCTTTAACTGCAAATGTAACAGCAGCTTTGTTACCTGTTTCTATTACTTCATCAAAGTTTTTAGCATCAGCATCTGATATGTTATCACTAGCCCATGCCATTAACTGTTCATAACCTTGTTTACCACCAGCTATAGAATGTACTTCTGTTACCTCTGTTTCTGATAATGCAGGTACTTCTTCAACTTGTGTTGTCTCCATTCCTACTTGGTTACGCACACCTTCAAGGTATGAGTCAACCATAGTTTTATTAAAACCAGCTTTGTTAAGATCAGTGTACATCTCATCAGTGAGTGTTCCGTTGTTCTCAACAAAATACTCATTCATTTTAAATGGGTCTATACCATTATCTTTAAACTGTTTAGTAACTTGATCCCCATATACTTCATTAGCAGTTTCATAATTAACACTACCATCTTCAGCATAGAAATCTTCTTTAGTAAACTGAGGTTGTTCTTCAGTAACTTCTTTTGTAGTTTCTGTATCTAGTTTACCTAAACCAGAATCCTCACCTTGTTTTTTTTGTAATTCAAGGTAAGCTTTTTCTAAATCTTTTGGTGATTTATATTTTCCAGCAAGCAAGCCTTCTTGCTCTGCTATCATCTGTTCACCAACTTGCAGAGAGTCTTGCTCGTCTGCAGTCAGTGAACCTTCAGTTGATACTGTATCAGTAGCAGCATCATATGTAATTGTTTCGCCCATAGTTATTGAGGTTGTGGTGTTGCGGCTTCTTCTGGAGGAATACCTACCATAGCTTCCATAGCTTGTGTTGCTTCAGGATTTTTAGAAGGGTCCATCATTGGAGAACTAGCAAATTGACCAGCTTGATCTAATAAGGTTTGTTGTTGCTGCATTGAAGCTGCTTGCTCTTGCTCTTGTTGTAGCTCTTGCATAGTCTTAACTAAGTTAAGTATGTCAATACCTTGAGCTGCAGCCAATCGTTTGATAGCCTCATCAGGTTTAATATACTGAGCCAAAGCTTGTGGCCCCATTGTTTGTGCAATAGTTGTAACAAATTGTACAAGTGCATCTCTATCTTGACCTCTACCTAAAGCATTAATACCTGCTACAATAGTAGGCTTCATTAAAGTTTTAGGGATAGAAGGTATCTGTTTAGATTTAGTAAGAGTATGCATTTTTCTGTTTAAATATGGTACTAAAAATTCAGTTGTAAGTAAACTAAATAGTCCACCCAACTGTTGTTCTAATTCCATTTGAGTCATACGAACTTCTTCTGCAGTAGTTCTTTCTGACTGTCTCACATTGAGAATGAGGAAAGCCTCTGACAATCTCTTCTCTAATACATTGACTAATTCAAATGCTGTACGGAAGTCAGCAGTTTTACCTACTTGAACAACTCCTACATCATCTGGTCTACCTTGTATGATAGCACCGTTACCAGCTTGTGCTAATGACTGTGGCTTAGTTATAGAACTAGGTGACACAGTGAAAATAACTTTAGCTGCTGCTGCACTACCTTCTACAAGAGCTTGCATCAACGCTTCTAATGATTTAAGATCACCAAGAAACTCTTCAACTCTTGAACGTCCATAGTCCTCACCATCTACAGTGACAAAACGTAGTGGTATCCAAGGACTTTTATCTTTAGGTGCTTTACCTTCACTTCCAGGAAGTAGTTGATCATGTACTTCTTGATACCAAACCCAACCTTTCTTGGTTAGTTTAACACAAGTGTAAACATCAACATCTTTCTCATGCTCACTATCGTTTTTGTTAGGGTCATTAAGTAGTTCTTTTACCATCCCTAACTGATCTCTATTAACCTTTTCTTTAGTAATAACTTTAATAACATTACCATTACCATCTCTGTCTACAACATAACGGTTAAGAGGATATACTTTCATACCTTCTTTACCCATGTAGACTAAAGCATTACCTGTTACTACAAGATGTTTGATAGCTGAAAAGATCTGAACTCTATCAGTGGAAGCAGCAATGCTATCCATTATCATGCGTTCAATCTTTGCAAAGCTAAGATCCATCTCGCTCTTTGCTTCTGGTGGTATCTCTACTCCTAACTTAGAGTCATCTAATTGTAGTTTAAAGAAACTTGTTGAGGGAGGGAGTAATCCTAACATGAGTTTTGAACTCAGTGTAACTACACCCTTAGCCCCCACGCTTTGCCAAGGTGTTTTAAACTCGGCATAAGCTGGGGGTTTTTCATTCCTCATAAGTAATGTGGGAAGAGTTAATTCCGCACAGTCATAAGCAACATTAAGAAACTGTTCACGGCTAGTAGATAATTTATTGTACTCGTTCCGTGCGTGTGCCATTAGTATTTAGTAGGGGTAGTTGGGGTTGTAGTACCTGTGTTAACACCTTGAGGTGTGTTGATACCAGAAAGCCCACCTTCCGCTGGCTTCTTAGTAGCTAGCTGTGAGGTACCTGCTGATCTCTTCTTCTTTTGTACCTTCTTAGAAGTGATCTTAGCTTTACGCTTAGTCTCATCTTCTTGAGGTAGAGGTGTAGGTGCGGCAGGTGGTTCTACAGGAGCACGTTGTACTGGAGCTGGTGTTGGAGGTGCTGTAGGTGGAGCAGGTGTTGGGGGTGCGGGGGCTGACTTGTCACCTCCCCCGAAGATTCTACTAATAAGTGAACCGCACATAATATTAATTGGATAGTTGTTGTTTAAGTAATCTAATTATAGATAGTTGACCAGCTCTATAAGATATTTGTTTCTCAGAAAGGTTGTGGTCAGGAAATACATCAGGGAATCGTTGTTCGAGGTCAGCAATAACCTTCTCGATCCGTCCCCATTCAAGCGTATTTTGGGAGGTTTGTATTTGCATGTTCAAAAAAAGCTGGCATCCTAGCTGCCTTGGTGTCAGAAAGTTCTGGTGCTTTGCCTTCATACATTAGGCGATCACTAGAATCGGCCCAAAATTTTCTGTCTAAATATTTGTCGGTTCCATTACCTTTTAAAGGTTGAAGAATCCAGTTAATCGTGGCCTTCCTAAGTTTGTCCAAAGAAGGAGAAGCAGATAGACCCAACTCAGCACATACAAGAGAATTCGTTCCGACATGGATCTGTTCGTCTCGGCTGATGTCGGCAGATACTGTACGAAGAGCAGCATCCCCATTAAACCTAAAGAAAGGGAGTAGAACGAAGAAGATGGCCCGTTCTGCGACCAGAGCTTTGGTAATTGTATGATCAGGGTGTGCAATCCAAGCATCTCTTAACCTCATTGCTTCTAGTTCTGCTTGTTC